ATCTTTTCACTCAAAAAATACTTTTCATCAACCGAATTTTCAAGAACGTCTTGCAACCGCTTGTTCAAATGTTCTTCGACCGGGAATCGAAAATGATTGTCTTGGTCGTCACGAATTCCAACCAAGAAAACTCGTTCACGGTTTTGCGGAATTCCGTGATCCTTGGCATTCAATACTTTCCAATACAAATGGTAAGGAACGGATTCTTTGTGTGGAAACAATACGGCGTTTCCATTAACCGATTTGCCACCGAGAAAAATGACCCATTCATTAAAAGTGTTTCCATTGTCATGAGAAAGCAATCCTTTGACGTTCTCAAAGATGAAGAAACGCGGTTGATTCTTTTGGATGAATTCGTGTGAATTAAAAAACAAAACACCACGCTTGTCGTCTTTTCCAAGTCGCTTTCCAGCTAACGAAAACGCTTGACATGGTGGTGAAGTCATATAAACATCAAGTGATTCGTATGGAATTTCACGTTCATAAACATCCGAAGGAAAATAAGACGGTTCACCATAGTTGTGAATAAATGTTTGGCGTGCAAATTTGTCCATGTCACAAGCAAAGATTTCATGATATTCTATACCTAATCTTCGAAGTGCTTGGTTGAAAGCACCAACACCTGAAAAGTCGCTTCCAACGGTCAACATATTTTCTGTATTTTAAATGTGCCTGACAAATGGGTGCGTTGCGCGATTAGTTGATTGCGTTTCCAAAATGCAAGTGCTTTGGAAGGAAATTCATAGGATTCGACAATCCTCGTTCCGTGTAAATAAATAAGTTTATACATTGTTTTTGATTTTAATTTCACATATTTTCAAGTAAAGCTGGACATTGAACGAACCACCTTTGTCATGCGTAAAGCTTTGACGTGACCACCACCGAACCATCGTCGGCAATGTCTTTTAGAATTTGTCTTCATTTGCTTGTTGGATTTGTTGTTGTTCCCATGCGTGCCATTTCCAGCGTTCTTCGTCCGACATGAATTCGTGTGCGTCGAATTCGAACGGTTCTTCAAGAATTTGTCGCTTGACTTCGCTTTCCAGTTCTTTCCATTGTTCTTCGTTCATGATGTAATCGATTTCGATTTCACCGATGTGTTGTGTCGTCCAGACGTTTTCGAATTGAATGGTTACGTCAACGATGTCATGGTCAAGACATTTCACGTTGATGAAGTTGAATTCACCTTCACCGAACTTGTTGAACTCGAATTCAAAGGTGAAGTTTTCCTTGTTTTTGTCGAATGTTACTTTCATATTATGTAAATTAAGTAAAGTGAAACGATTGTCAATACACTAATTAAGGTGGTGAACTTGACGAATTCACCAAGTTGTTTCAAAAATTCTTTTGCTTCAGGATCAAGATTTTTCATTGTTGTTCGATTTGTAGTTTATCAATTAAAATGCTAATAACACACCATTGCGCGATTGCTCGTTTTGTTCCTTCGTCTTGACGACCGAAGGCGTCAATCATTTCGTTCATTAATTCACGCGCTTGACGTTCTTCGCTAAGAATGATTTCAATCATTTGTTCTTGGTTCATAATTCAGTTATTTGAAAGGTTGATAAGTCGTTGATGTTGCTGGTTGCAATGTAAAGTTCCGCGAATAGTTCAGCGCTTTCGATGTTTACGAATTCGTCCACTTTTGTGAACAATTCGTTGCGGTCATCGTCTTGAAATTCAATTCTAAAAGTTTTCATTTTGTTTTGTTTTAATTATGTGCCTTATTGACCTTACAAAGATATATAACTTTTTATATATGCAAAACTTTATGAACATTCTTAACAATAATTTAACATTGGAAGTTGCTAAAATGAACCACGATAAACGGGGAAAATCCGATTATGTAAGGGAATAATGTAAGGAAATAAAGATTTTTTTACATGACACCGAGGTCATGTATAGATCTAAAACAAATGCGTCAACCGTGCAATTTGACCGTGTTCAGGATGGTGAATGAATCCTTCAATCGCCTTCGGTGAATGTTGGTAACCGTTGCGGTGATGCCAAGAATCCGTTCCTGAAGGTGAACGAAGCGATTCGACGGTCACACCAATAAAGTCCTTCGACATCTTGTGGTGAACGTGGTGTGTGTACACATAACGGTGTTTCGTTTGTGACCATTCAAGCGGGAATTCTTGCGCCATTAACAAAGGCAAGTCCTGAAGCTTCGCGCCGTCGCCGTGTGTCGTTCCGATTAAACTTGTTCCGTACTGGAACGCCTTTCGATGTGAAATCGAACAATCGAAAGTGATATTCGGACAATTACGAAACCATGATTGAATCACGTCCGCAAGGAAAAAGCCGTTCGTATAGTCGTGATTTGAAGGATTGAATGTGAAGTGAACGTCCGCGATCGTGACAAGTTTTTCAAGGATGTCAACATAAAGCCGTTTCGCGTTTATGAAATTTTCATACCACATGCCGTCGGTGTCTTGTGGTGTTCCAGCGGTCGTTTGACGTTTCGGTGTGTCAATGTGAAGGATGTCATTTCCACCAATGAACAGAATCTTGTCAATCTGGAATCCGCTTGACTTGTCAAGAATTCCTTGAACACCTTCGTGAACGCGTTTGACCGCAATTTGTTGATTGTAATCTTCGCCAGTTTCAAAGGACGTCGCCAGCTTTCCGATGTGAACGTCCGCTGGATCAATGACAAGCAAATGACCTTCACTTGATTTCGTTCGATTGATTGCTGGATAAACTGGTGAATGTTCTTCGATTGCTTTGAGAATGTCAACCTTTAGGTTATTAAGTTTTGTTGTTTCCTTAGCTTCGAAGTTAGGATTCTTGAAAAACAATGAAGTGTTCTTCGATTTCAACCAGCCGTGTTTGACCGTCTTCAGGTCGATGTCTTGGTCGTCACATTCGCGCTTGATTGCTCGGTATTGATTGACAACGTCCATTTCATCGCGCGTCAATCGTGGTCGAAATTTAGCCATTAAAGGTGTTTTGTCAAGACAAGCTTGATTAATTTTGGCAAAAAGATACCAAGAATAAATGAAACTAACAACATCCACCAATTCGTTCGGTATTTGACAACCTCGTGATTCTTCGTTATTATCTTTCCTTGAATGCGCTCAATCTTCACCCGCTCCTTGTATTCGATTCGTGTCTGGAATCTTGTCTTCGGAACGTAAACATTGCGGAATGAAACGATTGTGTCCTTCGTCGTTATGAACTTTTCGTATATAATCGAATCATTTCGTATCACGGGAAACGAATCAATGGTTGTGATTCGTATCGTGTCGGTGTCTTGTGTTAATTTTGCGCCATGTTTGAGCGCTTTTTTAACGTGATATTGCGCTTTCCTTTCGGATGAACACGAAACGACGGTAAACGTGATTAAAATGGCGTAAATTATTTTCATAAGTTATTTAGCATTTCAATTAATCGTGGACATGGATATACGTCCGACTTGTCACGACGAACGGAATTGTGTGTGAAGATTCCTTTTTCATTCTTCAGCGCGAACAAATCAATGTCCCAAATCGATTCGTTGTAATCCATAGGGATGTCGTATGTTTCACAAAGGTAAATTAAAAGCTTTCGTGTCGATTCAATTTGTGCGTCCGTATATTTGAACCAAAACTTGTGACCTTTGAATGCTCGTTCAAGTTCAGTCACCATTGACGAAGGAACAACGCGGTTGACGTAGTTGTAAAACTTTCCGTTCACTTGTTTCAACATACCCCAGTTCGTCAATTCGATTCCGATTGATGTCTTGTTTAAGTCGCGGAATGGAACGTGGTTCGCCTTGAAGATTTCCGAACCGACACCCAAGTGCCACGCCCAGTGTTTCGAACTGAAGCATTGAACGATTTCGCCACGTTCACCAACAACGAACGCGGTCGCAATCTTTGACTTATTCGAATTCCAGAATCTTGACACGCTTCGAGCGTCACCACCACCAGCAGTGTGATGAAGATACACTTGTGTTTTTGGATGTTCTTCAGCGATGAATTGTCCCGGTGACAATCGTTCCTGAATCAAGTTCAAATCTTTTACTTGAATTCGTCCCATTCTTGTTTTTTTGCTTTTATAAATTCTTTGAATGATTTCAACACGTCCTTCTTTGTTACGTCGAAATAAGATTCATTGATTGATTTCATTTCGATAAACACACAAAAGAACGTGAACGCCTTGGTCAACACAAGGTCAACGCTTATGAAAATACCAATCAAGTCGGCAATAACATATTTTTCCAACATGAACACGGCGACAATACCACCTGAATAAATCAATGACTTTGAAATAGTCCTTGCAAGTCCGCGCGAACGGATTGATTTCCAACCTTTCAAACGTACACTTCGCCAAACACCGACGCAAAGGTCAAGCCAAATGAAACAAATCGCAATCAACACCATTGGCGTTACTGGTGCGAGAATGCATAAAAGCGAAATAGAAAAAAGAAGGATGTTAGTTTTCATTATTTATTTGATTATCATGTAATTCACTGAAGATTTGATAAGTGTTGAAAAGAAAAATTGTCCAGCCGAAAAGAATCATGTGTATTTCATGACTGAACCAAAGTGAAAACGCTGTTCCGTAGCTAACAAGATAGTAAGCAATTCCAAGAAATCGAAGGTGGTCTTGATTAATCATTTCCGTAGCTGTATTGATCCATAGGTATTTGACACCAGTCTTCGTTGTCATATACATTCATCGCGATGTTCATCGTCCAGCCAGCCGTCACGTCGTGTGAACGGTTGATGAATGGCGTCGTTGCCATTGTTCCAGTGACGTCAAGGAAATCTTCAAAGCGCCATTGTTTCAAGATGACATGAATGTCCTTGCAAATCGAAAGACAATCGGAATGGATTTCGTTTATTTGTCGGTATTCTTGAATGTTGTACTTGTCCGCGATTGAAATGATTGCGTTCACCTGAACACCGAAGTCGTTAATTTGTCCCGGTTGCAACGTGACAACCATTAAAGGATAGTCAACCGCGTCGCGTGACACCGCGTCAAGATAGTCACCTTGAAAGAAGCTGTTTATTTGTCGGTGTTCCGTTGCAATTATTTCGAATTCCTTCATTAACTGGTTTAACGTCTTTTCCATTTTTTAGGTATTTGTTCAATTTTTCAATGTCTTTTTTGCTTGGTGTAAAGCGTTTACTCATATAATCCAGTTTAACGGCGAATAACCAGTGTTGTCCTTTGTTACTTTTTCATGACAAATCGACGGAGAACCACAACAATCAATGTATTCAGGATAGTTGTCGCCGTTGTCATCCATAAGGAATCCTATAAGACGTTCTTTATAGAATTGTGCGTCCTTCAAAAGTTGGTCACGAAGAACGAAAGTCATCTTGTCGTCGTTTGCTTGGATGTGTTCGTCGTTCACACGTCCGACCGATTTGTTTGTCAGCTTTTCGTTCAATAGTAACGCGCAACGGTAGTCAACGTAAGCAACCAAACAAGGCACGACGTAATCGTTCATCAACGTCAAGTAAGTCGGTGACCATGTGTTGTTTTGAACGCGTAATAAAAGCGCTTTGTACAAAGGTGTTCCGAGCGCTGGTTGAACGTGGATGTCTTGACTTCGACGAATCGCAACCGCGAGAATCTTTGTGTCGGTGTTTTGGTGAATAAGACCTAATTTTTTTAGGTTTTCAACGGAAAGTAGATAGTTCATATTATTGTGCAATTACAAGTTGTTGAATCCATTCGTGACGGCAAAACGGTGTCGTCGCTCCCGTGTCTGGATTTGTGTACCAGCCACCACGATAACGCCACACATCGCGGTCAACGCGTGTGGAAATGTTGTCAATGTCTTGACGGGAATAACTTCGATTCAATTCAATAAGCTTCACGCAAAACGCGCGTGATTGCGTAATCGGATCAGGTACGTTCGGACGCGTTCGGTAAGTGTACCTAACTTCGAACCTTGAAATTGGAATTTCAATGTTTTCAATTACGGACTTTCCCAGCGTGTTCACTTCACCCCCCTTCGTGAGAATTTCAAGTTCACGAAGCGTCGCGATTCTTTTCGCAACGTCTTCAATGGATGTGTTCAACGCCTTCGCGATTGCTTCGCTTGATTCGCCGTCGGAAAGTAGTTTCAAAACGTCCTTGTCGCCACCAGCCAACACGGCGGAAATTTCGCCAACCTTGTCGAATAGTTGTTGACTTCGTGAAAACACTTGTTCACTTGGTGTGTCCCACGCAATCGGTTCGGAATGAAGCACGATGAAATTGTCATTCGATTCACCGAATTGTTCGAACACTTTGATTTCGTCGGTGCTGAAGTTGTTGTTGTGACATGACTGAACAATCGGTGTCGGTGCTGGTGCTGGTGTCGGAACGTCCTTCGGTAACGGATCAACGTCACGAAGCTTCACTTTGCCAACGTACCCACCAAGTTCAAGCATTAAGTTCAACATCCATTCGATTCGTCGTTGCTTTGTGTTCACATAAGTCGCTTTGAAAATGTTGAACAAATCCGCGCTTTCCGCTGAATTGAATGAACCTTCAAGACGAACACCGAAAAGTTGCGGTGAAGTAATTGCATGCGCCACAAGAATGTTTTGTTGAACGCTTTTTTCAGTTGCCAAATAACGTTGGTCAAGGTTGTTCCCGTTCAACGACAACACCGTCGGCGCTTCGTCTTGTCCGTTGCTGAATGTCAAAATGATTTCACCAGCGTCTTCGACGGATTGCGAACGACCTTTGACGTTTTCCTTCAATCGATTCAATTCTTCGGTTGTTTCGGGATAACCTGAAGGAAAGTTTATCAATGTGCCTGACTTAAATCCATTTTGAAGTTCGTACATGTGGAACTTCGAAATGTCAACGTCGGTTTGAATCGCCGTGATTCCACCGTAATACGAAGGCTTCGGATAAACACCAAGTTCCTTTCGACCTTTCAGGTGCGGTTCTTTATAGTAAAGAATGAACGAACCAGTTCGGTTGTTCTTGTCGTAAGCTGGTAAAATTCGAAGGTTCGTTTTTTCAGGCGATTGATTCAACGCCAACCAATCGTCCGAAATAAAATAAGTCAATTCATCAACCGACGCGCGAATCATGTCAATCGGAATGTGTTCCCACAATACCACCTTCGTTTGTTCCTTGTTCCACGTTCCTTTGATTGCAAATCCACCGAACAATTCTTGGTCGAACGCCATTCGTTCATTGATTTCGTTCATGTCGAAGTCCGACCATTTGTTATCAATGAATGATTGAACCATTCCTGAAACGATTTCAAGACCACCACCAGCAATGTAGAATGTTTTATTCTTGATGATTCCTTGGTGGTAAGCCGAACCGTTGTAAAGGTCAATCAAAAAAAATGGATAGTCGTTCTTTTTTCCCCACTTCGTGAATCCGAGTGAACGGTCTTTTTCTTCTTCTGGTTTAATAAATTCTTTGCGAAAAGACAAAGACGTAATTTTGTTATTCATATATGTTGAAATAAATCGGTGAATCGTATTCGTATGAAGGTGAATCGGCTTCAATCACATGAGCGCGTCCAGTTTCGACAAGTCCTTGAGCGTTGACTGGATCAAGATTCGCTGGTGAAGATTGTTGGTATATATTATAAATATAAAAGCCGTCGTAAATAAAAGACACATCGACGCCGTCAATCAAGACAAATTCATCGTAACGCGGAACGCCTTGTGAAATGTTCGTCAAGACACATGTTTGTGTGTTGAACGATTGTTCATGAATGAATTCAAATAGATAGTTCGGATTCGGAATCGTTGTCAATTCCGTCACCGTTACCACCAGCGGTGTTGTTCCGTTTCTTTGTATTTTTAACATAGTTTATTTTTACAAGGTTTGGTGTGTCAAATTCATAAATGTAAAAAATTCCAAGCGCCATGTAAAGTTCACCTTTGTCCGCTTCAATTTTGACGTATCGTTCAAGCGTTGGCGACCAACATTTGCAACCGATAAATTCTTTTTTTATTTGCATGCGACTAAATTAAACAAAAAAAAGGGACGGGACAACGCCCATCCCTTAAATTTGCGGTAATTAAAATTAAATGACTGGTGATTGTTGTGCTAACAAGGTATTGTAAAGCGTCGCATTCACGTCTGGAACCTCGTCGTTTTCCATTCCTCGCATAAGGATAACGTGACCTTTTCGGTCGCTTTTCAACACGCCTGAACTATATTCGTTTGCGTCAGCAACCTGAAGACCTTCACCAAGACCAAGCGCAACGATTGTTCCGTCAGCGTTTTCAACCAAACAAACACATTCGTTTTGTGCAAGCAAGTGAATTTCTTGACGCAATTCTTTTGAATCACTTGCAAGAATCATGGACAATTCGTGTTCGTACCAAAGCGTTCCGTTATTTTTATCAACGCGAACTGGTGCGGTGAAGCTTGATAAGTTTGACTTTAATTTGTAAAGGAATGTATCACCAGTTACGGTCAAAGAAGTCAATTCGTTTGTTCCAGAAACAACCGCGCCTAAAGTCGCACCCAAAGGAAACAACAACACACTTTTGATTCCACCTTTCCCGTTTGTACACGTTCTATCGTTGTACCCGGTTGTCATATTACAAGACATAATTTTTTATATTTTTAGGTTTAACAAATGGCGCGCCGAAACGCGCCGTTAATTTTGTTGATTATAGTCCTTCGTATGTTCCGACTTGATTCAAGAATGGTACTTGAACACCAGCGCGGAATTTAGAACGTAAATAAATCACATCGTCATCGAATGAATACCACAAATCGTATGATTCGAAGTCACTTGATAAGTCAGTTCCGAAGTAGAAGTGTGAAGCGCGACCAGTGTAAATCTTAGTCGTTCCGTTCAATCCGTTCACTTTGACAACACGCATATTTGTTCCCGGTAAAAGTATTTCATTCATTGTTCCGATTTGCGCTGGATTGTAGTGGAATAAATTGTCGTCAACCAAGTTCTTTAATAAGAAGTTAAAGTTTTCACGACCAGTAAAGCAAATGAAATCTTGACCTTCAGCGATGTTCGAAGGTGTGTTTGTAAAGGCTTCGTAGAAAATATCATAAGCGTTTGTCGCGTTGATTGTCGTCGCACCTGACAAGTTCAAGTTAACACAACCATTTACAACGGTTAGGAATTGATTGAATCCGTTCATGAACGCTAAGTTGCCAGCACCAGAAACTTTGTTTCCTTGCCAAATTAATTTCTCTAATTCGAACGCGTGAAGTTCTAATAAATAGTTAATTAAAATTTGCTCAAATGGTAAGGTCTTGTCTTCAGCCATTGCACCCGGACGAAGCGCAAGTTGCGTCCAGAAACCAGCCAAATCTTTTTGACAAAACTTCTTCAAGTAACCGATTGTTTCAACGGAAATCTCACGATCCGTGAAGATTGTGTCGCCTGAAGGTGACATTGAACAATCGCCAGTTTGATAAACGATTGAATCGTTTAACAATTTAAGGTCTTCAGTTCCTTTGATTCCTTGTTGAATCGCAATGTACTGAAGTGTTTGCGCTTCAGTTACTGAACGGTGAATAAGGTCTTCGCGTTGGTCGTCAACGTATGGTGACAATCCAGACACATCATAGTCGAAATTCGATTTTACATACTTTTTAATAGACATTTTTATAGGTTTTTGTATTGTTTTAAAAATTGTTGTTTAGCAGTCAAGTTGCCAGCTCGTGAAAATTTTTCACCTTCTTTTGTTTCATTCGACGGCATCGCCTTGAAGCTTTCGAAGTCAGCTTTCAAAGACGCGATTTCGTTTCGAAGTGACGCGTTGTCATCGGAAATACTTTTCAAGCTTTCAACAACCGCTTCGAAAGTAGTTGTCAAGGTTGAAAGTTTTCCATTGATTATTCCTTCAATCGCTTCAGCGCTCATTGATTCTTCAACCATTTCAGGTTCTTCGCTTGAAGTCATTTCGTTTATTTTGGTAATTACAGCGCTTGCGACATCGTAAGCTTTTTCCATTTCAAGACCAAGTTCGGTCGCGATTATTTCCGTTATTCCTTCAAGTACAGCTGGTAAAATGTCAGCGGACACCGCTTCGAATTCGGCGCTTGTTTCTTCGGTTGCTGGTTCTTCAGTTCCACGTTCGTCGGTAACTTCGGAAATAAATCCGTCAGCGTCAACGGTGATTGTCACACCAGTGTACTCGCCACCAAGCGCGTGTGTTCCTTCAGGTGCTGGAATTCGACCTTCGTCGGTTACGATGAAAACTTCTTGACCAGCTTCAAGCGAATCAAATTCAATGGTTGTTTCACCGTCTAATAAAGTAGCCGTTTCGAACGTTTGTTCGGTTGCCGTTTCGAACATTGACTTGATTTTACCAAGTTCGTTCATAACTTTTTCGTATGCGTTCATGTAGTGTTTTTTATATTATGTAATGTTGTTCGAGAATTTAGATTTCACCAAGTTCCTTTAATTTAGATTCCGACCAGCGAAGTCCAGCTTTGCCACCCCACAACAAGAATGAAATCGTTCCACAAGCGGAGGTGTCGCTTTCGTTATAGTAAGCTTCAGCGCGTGACAAATACGAATACATTCTTTTTATGATTGCAACCGATACGGTGTCACGGTTCGCCAATGTCGTTGCGCGTAAACGACCGACACGCGTCGCACATTTGTTGCCGTTGTTTTGATTCAATTCGATTCCGCGTTTTGCGTTGTTCGAAACGGCTTCAGGATAGTCGTTGAACATTCGGATTCGTTCGATGTTGCGTCGCCACATTTGAACTTCTTTTAAGATTGCGTTGAATTCGGATTCTTTCGTCTTGTCCGTTTCAAGTAAAGTGAACACGCCTTCAATACTGAAGCCATTGAATTCACCGTTCTTTGCTTTTTCAAACAAAGCTTTGTCAGTAACTTTGTAACTAACCAACCATGAACCGTCGTTCGCGTCCTTGAATCTTTCGGGTGCGGTGAATCCACGTTCATTGTCAATCTGGTAACTCATTATCATGAACACGCCGTCAACCACCTTGTGTGGATTGTGGTCAAGGTTGACATTGTTAAAATTATTCCGACGTGCGTAATCAAGCACGATGTCGCGAATGGCGTCCTTCGTGAACACGACATAGTATTCTTCTTTGCTTTCGTCGTCGTATCGATAAATCGGTGTGTCCGCTGAAATCGCTATTCCCGTGATGACTTGTTGTTCTTCGTTGAATTCGTATTTCACTTTACGCCCGAACATTTCGAAGTTCTTTTCGTGCGCTGGAAATTCAACCAATGAATTGAAATAAACGGTCGTTTCTGGATCGTTCAAGTCAATCATGATTTCGTAAACTGGTAGTTCTTTTCTCATGTTAATATAATATGTAAATTTGTTCGATGACAAAATTTGTATTCCCCTACCGAAGAAGTCGCGATGACTTCGATATTCAACAATCAATCCGATTCATTCGGATGTCTTTCCCTGAAGCGCACATCGTTACCGTTGGCGATAAGGTCGCGACTATTGACAACATTCCATGTCCACAACTGAACAACATTCGTGGTGCGGACGTGACGAATAAAATGTTGACGTATGCCCGTGAACGTGGTGGTCAATTCATCTACATGAATGACGACTTTTATATCACGCCCAAGCTTCGCGCCGACATTCCGATTCATGTTGGTGAATTCGAATTGAATCCACGACACCCGTCACACTACCGTGAAGCGATGTTCAACACGATTGAATTCTTGAAATACTATGAACGCCCGTTGTGGAATTTCGAAACACATTCGCCAGTGTTAATGGATTCGGACAAGTTGCTTGAAATCTTTGAACTGATTGAATGGCAACGATACAACCATTTCATTAAATCAATTTACTTGAACATGAATTCACCTGAATTGATTTGCAAAGGCGTGAACGTCAAGCTTGCAAAAGACAACATTCCAAAAGCTGAAGAACTACTTCGAACGTATGGTTGTTTTTCAACGTCCGATTCATTCTTGACAACACGCGGTCGTTCGTGGATCAAAAACTTGTTTTGGATTCCTGAAGCTTAACTTTGTTTTGCGTCGCTGAAATGTCGCTTTCAAGAACAAACACTTGTGATGTCGGAATGTTGCTTGTCGTCGCGCCTTGTTCACCAGTCAAGCCAGCCGTTGACGTTCCACCAGTGTTCGAAGACGTGAATGAACTTGCGCTTGCGCCAGCGGACGCGCCACCACCAGCGGTTGAAAAGTTCGGTGCGCTTGGTGCTGAACCCGACTTGTATTGTTGGTTAGCGATTGCAAGCGCTTGCGTCACACCGATGACACCAGCCGACGCGATACCAGCGATTCCAAGCGGTGACGGTGGTGGTCCGTATTGTGCGATTGCCTTCACGATTGCGGACGCGGTGTCGATTGCAACTTGACCAAGTTTGATCGCTTTGTCCCGGTTGAATTGCGCCTTCTTTATTTTTTCCTCGGCGTTGTACGCTTGAAGCTGAACTTGATATTTTTGTTGTGCGAACTTTTCTTCGATTTGTTTCTTTTGTTCCGCTGTTATTCCTTCGGCGTCAAGTTCCGCTTGCATTTTCGCGTCAAGGTTTGCAAGGTCTTCTTCGCGTCGTCCTTCAATATTGTTCAATCGCGCTTGGTCAATTTCATCCATTAACGCGTCGACGGTCTTCACATGGTCAAGAACCATTTGAGAATCTTCAAGAAATTTCGTGACGTTTTTCAACGCTTCTTCGCGTTCTTTTATTGCTTCTTCATTCCGCTTTTCCGTTGCCGTTTTATTGATTTCTTCAATCTTGTCAATTTTATTTTGCTCCAGCGCAATCAACGCAAGGTCGTGTTGTTCCTTGGTGATCCGTTCGTTTTCGTCCGTTGAATTTAATCGACGAAGCAATTCTTTTTTCGCGTCTTCGGTTGTCTGGTTCAAGTCCGCAAGCGCTTTTTCTTGGTCGTCCAAAAGAATGTCGTTCAGGAATTTTTGTCGTTCACGTCGCTTTGCTTCACGATCCGCTTCAGCTTTCAATTCAGCGTCCGCGTATTTCTTTCGAACTTCAGCTTTTTTCGTTTCTTCTTCAGCGGTTAATTTTGCGACAAGTTCTTTACCTTCTTCACCAAGTTGTTCCGCTTGTGTTCGTTTCTGGAAATACTCGTCTTGGATGTCGGACAATTCCAAATCACGCGCGGACATTTTTGAACGTCGGATTGCTTCGTCGTTCGCTTCTTCTTCGGCAATCATTTGAAGATTGTGTTTTCTCAAATCTTCAGCGCTTTTCTTGTCCGCGGTTGCTTGTGCTTGTTGTATTTTTTCACGATTCTTTTGCGCGGTGTCGAACGCTTTCTTTGCGTTGTCGTTCGCTTGTTTTTCAACCTCGTGGTTGTGTTCCGCAACCATTACTTCAATCGCGTTCTTCGTTGCGACATTGTCCTTGTAGCTGTCAGCAATTATTTTCTTGGACGCTTCAAGTCGTTTTTTTAAATCTTTGTAACGGTCGGAATCTTCGTCTTCATTTTGAAGCAACAATTCCATTTCCGCTTGAATTGCTTTCATTTTCGACTTCTGAACTTCAAGGAAAACGCGTCCAGTTTTCAAGTGCGCTTGCGCCTTCATTAATTCCATTTCATAAGTGTCCTTTCCTGAAGCTTTCGCCATGTTGATTTCGTGCGTATATTTCGCGTCGGTTGCGTCTTGTTCCTTCTTGATTGCACGCGCTCGTTTATCAGCGCTTTTCGTAACCGCTTCAGTATGGTCGTGCGCGTTCTTCTTTGCCTTCGCCGTTTGAACATCGTCCACGAATCCAAAGTATTCAAGTGCCTTCACAACGCCATAAATTACCGCAATTAACGGAGCAAACGCAATTACAGCAACCCCAATAGCAATCTTTACGCCCGGACCAAGCTTTTCAAATTCTTCACGCGCCTTCAAGACGAACGCGGACACCTTGTCGAAGTTCGCAATCAACAATCCAATACCAATGACAATCGCACCGATTCCCGTGGAAATCAACGCAAGCCGAAACAATTTCAATCCACCCGTTGCCGTTGCCGTTGCCGTTGCGCTTGCAAGTGTTGCACCCGTTTGCGCGCCTATTGCCGTTGTTTGTGCGGTTGTTGCAACCGTACCCTGAACGAAGGATGAATTCTTCAGTTTTTCCCAAGCCGTTCGAAGCTGGATTCCGAGAATTGAATCCGAATTCAATTTGTTTGCAATGGTCGTCACGGAATTCACAAGACCTTGAACCGCCTGAAGCTTGACCATTGTTTGTGTTAACTTTTCATTTTCAACACCAGCCAACGCCATTGCGCTTTGAACCCCCATGAACGCTTGAGCGCCCACTTCGACACCAGCCAATGTCGTGTCGAGCTTGACGAAGTCCGATGACAACGCGGTGGTTTGCGCTTTCAAGTCACCGATTTTGTCCTTCAATCCTGAAGCGTTTTGTAACGCTTGCGCACCAATCGGTGAACTCGCACCCGCTTGAATTGCGATGTTTTGATATTCCTTCATTGTCTTGGTCATTTCGCGCATGGAAAGACCACCAGCTTCAAGCTTCGCGTCAAGTTCCGCAAGGCGTTGCGCCAGTGCGTCCGTTCCGCTTGAATCTTTCGCGGTCGCTTGCGTTGTCTTCAAATCTTGACCAAGTTGATTGACCGCCTTGTCCGCGTTTTGAAGGTCTTGAACCGAATTCCCGGTGTTGACCTTGACGGTAAAAACCGCTTCTTTATTTGCCATAAAGTTTTGTTAAAAAGTCGTTGATGTTGTTGAATGATTCTTTGTAGATAGTCATGGTCGTGTCACATAGAATCACGCCACGATCCGTCGGAACGTGCGCTTGTGTTTCGTTTAGAATTTCCGCTTCGCCGTCAAAAGTGTAGATGACTTCGTTCATTCGAAATCCGTCAATGGTGGTTGTTAGATTAAACATAAGCTAAAATTTTGAAAAGATTGATGTTCGCGATGTCGGATGTTTGTTGACATTGCATTGTTAATAACACGTAATTGTCAACCGTTGCATTGAATGGAACATTGACAACCGCGCCCGTGGTGTAATCACTATACGCAGAATTCGAATAACTGGTCAAATTAGTTCCGTCGTAACTGAAATTACGTTCAACCAATCCAAGCGAATTCACAGCACCGCCGTTCATTGTAAAGTTAGTGTTGAATAAGGTAGCACCCGTCAATGTGTTTGCGGTGTTGAAATAAATACGTCCGTACATTTGACCAAGAATTCCCGATTGACGAAACATTCTAAATATAACCTGAAGAATGTTGTTGTTTGAAAACGTGTTTGCTGGAATCAAAACGGAATGACAAATCGTGATGACATTTGAAGTTGTTTGAGTTCCAGTAATTCCAGAAAACGCAAGCGTCCTTGGATTTCCACTAACCGAATCAAACGAAAGATTTCCACTTCCGTCCGTTACGATTGCTTGACCGCTTGTTCCGTCCGCCGTTGGAAATTTGAAAAGTTCTTCATTTGAGCGCAAACACAAACGATTCGCAAAAGCACCAACGCCCACTTGAAATTCATCCGAAGTATTTCCGTCCATTAACGCAACCCCCCCACCAGTTTCGTTGGTTGTTTTTGCCAAAATGATACATTGCTCATCCGATTCAACCTGAAGCGAATGTGTCGGTGTTTCGGTGTTGATTCCGAATTCCGTTCCGTATTTTCCAACTGATTGTTGAATGTCGCGTCCAGTGATTGACCTTGATTCAAAACCGTCTGGTGTTTCTTCAGCAATCACGAGTAAGTCAGTCGTTGACAACGGCGCGTCCTTCGGTGTTAGTTCACTGATTTTAATTTGTCCCATTTTATTGTTCCCTTATTATTGTGTTATTATTTACTTCAGTTGTAATCGGTAAAGGCGTTGAACCTTCTTCGACGAATTCGTCACCGCTTGCGATCCCTTCTCCTTGGATCAATCGCAATAATTCGACTTGCGTTGTGCGGTCTTTGGTTGAATCGTAGTCACTTATCTTTTGCAAACGATAAACAACACCATTGATGTTGATTAGGTTTCGGAAATCAAGCGTGTTGATTATTGACGTGTCAATCTTCGCGAAGCAAGTCAACAATTTTCCGTAACGTGAAACAAGTTCTTGAATAAACGTGTTGTGATATTGCAATAAGTTGTTGTTCGTGTACACGGTTGCTGGATAATACACCGTTTGTGGAACACCGAAATTCAAGTCCGATGTCGGCGTGTCGATGTCGTCCAAGTGACCGACGTACGGATAAGTTGTCAAGTTGTGTGGATTGTTTAATTCGTCGTGATATTCCCAGTTCGCGTTTCGCATTGCACCAACGTACACGATGAACGCGCTACCTTTCTTCGGAACGACTTGACCGTTTCCACTTGAATCGAAATTGACTTGATAAGAAGCAGGAACAATCAAGGACGGATGAATTTCGACCAGTGGCTTTTGACTGAACGGCAACGCCATTTTCGTCACTTGCGTCGCGTATTGTGATTGAGACAAGATTTGAAATTCACCGTAATTATCAAGGAATTCGTTTTGATATTGCGTATTCCAATAGTCACCGTCTTGTTTGAAGTCGAAGTTGTATTCTTTTGACGCGTAGTTGATTGTCGGTTGAACGGTCAATTCTTTTGAGTAGTCGACAAGTTGTGTCCAGTCAAGCGCGTCTTGTGACGAATTGTAAAATTCCGACAATGGTTCGATTTCCAAAACGCTTGAATCTTGTGTTGACGGTTTGACCATTAAATTGAACATCGTTATTATTCCCTTCAGGAAAATGTCACCAGTCATGTCAGGCAAAAATGAACCGACGGCAACCGTGCCACCCGGTGCAAGTTCTTGAATCGTCTTCATGAAGTTCACATTCACACCAAGCGAAGTCAATTCAATAGTTCGTGTCAAGTTGTCAACACCAATCGAAAGACCAGCTTCGACAACCAAAGTCAAGCCGAATTTAATTTGGTCATTTATTGCGCAATTCACTTGACGCGAATAGTTGAATGTAAATGTATTAAAGTAGTCACCAGTGGTGTTGACGACACTATCTTGATAAACGACATCTGTCGCGATTAGTGTTCCGTTCTTGATGACCAATATATTCAACCGAACATTAAAATAATTTATTGTCGTTTGGTCGAACTTGATTTCAAGTTCGTGGTCGCCGAAGTATTCGAACGTGTACATTCCCGTCGTTCCAGCGGTTATGTTGAACGGTGAACTTGAAGTCGCTTGTGACAACGGATCACTTGTCACCGTCACATCAACCAAGTCCGAAAGATTCGCGTCTGGAAATGAAACCGAACCTTGTCCACCACCAGTGTAATTCGTTGAACCGTTGATTATGAATCCACTTGCGTTGTTGTTTTCGATTGCAAGTACCGAATCGTTCGCTTGTTGCGTTGGTGTAATCGTCGGAAAGTTACCGCCGAAATATGCCATTAAAAGTTTCTTGAATCGTTGACTTTCAAGGAACGTTGAATTCCATGTGATTCCAGCGTAATCGAACAGCTTCTTCAGGATTCCGTAGACAAACACTTGTGGTGGTATCTGGTCACAATCGAACTCGTCCGCGCTTGTCCTTGGATAGCCGTAATCAATCAAGCCGTAATAATACCCTTCGCCATTCCAGTCCGTTCCCGTTTTGATTGATGTCGACACCCCGTTCACTTGGTTGAACCCCGACCACGTTTCGAATTGATTCGCCTTCGTCAACGCGTGATTGAATTCACTGAAATCTAGTTCGTTAATCTTTACCTTGTTTAATCTGGAAATGTAGTCAATCGTGTCCGACACAAGCGTCAAATCAAATGACCACGTTCCGTTGATTAGTTTACATTCCTGAAGTTGTGCGATTCCATTGAATTCAAGAATCCCGTTGTTGTAATATCGTGCCGTCGCTTTGATTGAAGGATCGAAGTCCAGAATCGCCGAATTCGTTGGTGTCGTTTCGTCGGTGTACGTCAACAAGAAAATGGAACGAAAGATTGCGCTATTCGCGTTCGTTCCGGGAATCGTGATTGTCTTCGACTTATTTCCTTTCCGCGCGGACACATCGCGAATGTCGGCAATGTTGAACGTCAACGGGAATGGCAACGTTTGGTCAATGTCAATCAATCGATTGTTTATGTATAGTTCGCCAGCCATTAAGTGAGTTGTGAATTGTAGGTGTATGTTCTTTCCATGTTGACCACTTCACGAATCAATCCGTCAACGCGTCGTTGCTTCAAGGTGAAATCTTCATTCGTGACCTTCACTGGTTCGAACGCGCCCGGTGTGACTTCAAGGTAAACTTTCGGCGATTCGTACAAATCACGAACCAACCATTGCTGAACGCTTTCGTGAATGTAATCGGAATTTAAAACGGTCGTGTCGGTTGCGTACTTGTTGAAAGCCATTTGTTCGCCGTGGTATCGTGTATATTGCCAAGCCGTTCCAGTGTTGTTCCATTGTCCGCGCTCGCGCTGGTAGTCCGATGTCTTCACCTTGGTCGAATTCGTTGACACAAGCGTGAACGTGAAGGAGTCCCAACCACCTAACTTGTTCAACCAATGTAGTCGGTGTGTGTCGTAGCGATGACATTCGGTGTCAATCCAGAACGTAAAGGTTTCGCTTAACCCTGAAAAGATTCCAGCAAATTCAGGACCGGCTTTCGCAGTTATGGTAAAGTAAGCGCATGACTGGAAATCAAGCAACGTCACCGATGTGTTCGCAATCAAGTTTTGTGGTGAACAATCAATCACGCCAATGTTCAGCGCCAGCGTGACGTTAACAACGTCGGTCGCAATTAACGTGTTTGTAATGTCATAAAGATTCACAAAAATATCGGTTGTCGCTGAACCGCCACGATTCAAAAAAGTAAGGAAAGCGCTTTCGTAAAGTCCGACGAAATACTTTCGACTTCGTGGAAAGTCAGTCAAGAAAAGAACGTTCCCTGAATTCGGATTCAATCTTGAAATCGCGTAATCGTTGTAATCAAAAGATATAAAGTCAGGATGTCGAAGCGAAGCGTTCCACGCTCGACTTACATTCCCGTTTATGCTACCCGGTTGAATAACTGGTGGTGTCCCGTACTTTTCGTAAATCTTGATATTAACAAACGAAATCGCTGAATCGTAGAATGTAAGCAACGCGCCAGTCGTGACCATTTCACTTGTAAGCAACGCGCGCAATTCACCGCTTGCGTCGAACTTCGCATAGTTAGCCGATTCGTTAAACACTTGATGTGTCGACACCAAAACGAAGTTAACGTACAATTCAACAATGAAGCTGAAGTTCGGTTGCGCCGTTTGGTCGCTTTCAAAAACCCAAACGTACGGATTGCACGCTGGTTGAAATAGTTGCGGTTGTTGTGTTATACTTATTGCCATTTTTCAGTTGCCTTGGTAAATTTTATTTCAAACGTCAATCCAGTTATTTCGGTCAAGTCCTTCGCAATCATTTCAAGCACCTTGTCGTTGATGACATTCTCGGTGATGTTCTTCGCTTTCAATCCACGTTGTTTGATGTTCGAAGCGATTGCGAACGCGTGCGACATTTCAAGTCCTTTCCATTCCTGAATTGCCTTCGCCATGTTGTATGAAACGCCCGCATATCGAAACGAAAAAACGCTTGCATGATTGACGGCGATTCCGTTCACACCTTGGTCGACAAATTTATAGTAGTCGTCCGCCTGAATTTCAAAGGACAACGCGCCCGTCGGAAAGTACACGACCGATTGCGCAAGTGCGCCCGTGTTCATTGCGTTCGCCTGAATGTATTCGCGAAGGTCGGCGGTGACTTTGTTCCCGACGTTTATAATGAATTTTTCGTAAACGCTTTGTGGTTGTTCCGCTTCAGCAACCGACACCCCGAATTCTTCAAGGAAATCAAAGTCAGCCATGGCGTTGTTTACTTAATATGTAATCTTGTTCGTCTTTCAATTTAAGGTAATTCATCCAGAACAATGTCTTCACATACGGTTGTTGAGTGATTGCGTCAATACTCGTTCCAAGTTCTTGTCCGAGTCGTTGAAGGATTCTTGTCCATGTGAACCACTCGTTGTCTTTATATTCGACATCGCTTTCCTTTGATTCATCATCGTCCGAATCGTCTGGATCGCTAATATAGCGTCGCTCCGCTTCTGAGATTCGCGCAAAAAAAAACCAAAGAAGTTCATGAATTCCGCACCGTCAAATTCTTCTGTGAACGCCTTATATCTTTTGTCGTTCGGATTCAACACGCGACCACGGTCGTCTTCTTGACAGTATTCCATTCCTTCTTCAATGTAGCAAATCGCAAGCGCTTGAACGGGATCACTCGCAAGGTCTTCGATAAGCTTCAGGTCAATGATTTGTCCAGTGCTAATTAAACGGAAATCTTTTTCAAAGACGTAGCGTTGACCGTTGACCGTTACTTCACCAAGCGGTTCTGCGTAGGTATAGCTGGCAATCATTCGCGTCAAGTGACCAGACAAACGTTGAACGTCTTCAATAGCAAGTTGCTTGACCTTCGACACCTTCATTCCTGAAAAGATTGCGATAAGCTGACATTGAAAGTCAAGCATTTGAAACAATTCATCGTTTTGCTTTTCCTTGATGACTTCAGCTAACATCAACCACTTGACAAGCTGGTCAGGTTTGCACTCGTGAATCGAAGCTGGTAGTTTTATTTTCATATTCGTAATGTGTTGTATTTCCCTTTCGACTTGTTGTTCTTCATGGAATTCCACGCAAGCGCCAATGACATGACACCGTCGTCGTGTAGTCCAGTCGGTGCGCTATATTGCACGTTCCTTGTTTTCGGATTGTAAATATAAGTAAATGAATCGAGTTCGTCAAGCAACCATTTCACGTCGTTCACACGAATCGCTTGTTGTTCGAACGACAACGCAAGGTCTTCAATCAACACTGGTTTCGACTTCGATGTGGTCACGAATGGAACGACCTTGTTACGCAAAGTGTTGTGAAGCATTTCGAAAAACACGTCACCTTGGTTGTTGACTTCGACCGTAGTGATTGCGTTGAACTGGCGAATCAATCCAGCGACCTTGTCAATGATTCGTGACCAGTCGTCGTGTCGCCACCTTTCAACGTGAACCATGTGACCGTGTTCATTCAGGATTGTCAACACCGTATAGTCATCCGCGCGTCCGATGTCCAGACCGCCATACATTCGTGACGTGAGTTCACCTTGACCGACACACAACGACACACCCTTGAATAATCCACCAGCGTTGTCAAGGAATTCCGCAAGGTATTCTTGACGGAACACATGGTCTGGCAATGACCGACGGCGTTCTTCAAGTTCCTTCGGATCAATCATAGGATTGTCGAACGACGTGAAATGAAAGTAGCGGTAACGGTCGTCGTAGTTTTGCTGAAGACACACCCGGTGGAAATGATTCTTTCCCTTCGGCGTTGAAATGAAGATGACCTTCTTTCCCTTGACAAGCACCGTCGCGGACAAAACTTCATCCCAAAGTTCGGGACGTGTGAACGCGAATTCATCCACGACCATGTAGTCGAATGTATTTCCACGAATGTTGTCTGGACGTTCACCTGAAAAGAATTCAATGGACGAACCGAAGCCAGTGATTCGCAAGTCCGACTTGTTGAATTCAAATAAACCCGACTTCGCAACGGCGCGTTCAAGTTCAGCGAATACTTTCTTGCCTTGTTTGTACACTGGTGTAACCCATGCAATCGTGCAACCTCGGTCGTTGATTGCCCAATACAAAAGTTGATTGATCCCAAGTAATGTCTTTCCAAATTGACGTCCGATGTTCAAAGAGAAATACTTTTGATTACCTTGGTTGATTGCTTGATGAATTTCAAGCTGGTGTTTGTGCGGTCGGTAACCTTTAATCGTTGACATCGAAATCGAACCTTTCCACGTTTCTTGTTTCGACTTGTTGGCGGTCATGCATTCCTAATTTGTTCTTTGCGTAGAAAATTCCCTTGCCTTCATTCGCCACGATGTCGCGTGCCAAAGCGTTGAAGTCGTTGTCGATTGTTTTTATAGTGTCGGACAATGGATGTGTTTCGTCCTTCATCGCATGATACCAGTTGTCCCGTTTGTAGAAATCAAAGTGTTCCCTTCGAAGCCAATGAAGAAGGAAATAAGACACCGTCGGAATGTGTCGTTCTTTGACTTGCTTCACGCCTGAATTCGTTGCGATTTCCTTCGTTGACGCAATACAGTAGTCGCAATAGTTGTAAGCCATTTGAAGCAATTCGTCTTTGTCGATGTCGCGGTGTTTGTTTGCCATAAGATATAAGTTCCCCTTTAATATGTTTTCTTGTTCGTTATTTGCAATACTTAATATAAAAAGTGTACGGAACAACCTTCATTTTTTGTAGAATCCAAAACAAGAATTTATATTTTTTGAAGTTATATTTTTTGAAATTGTTACGATTGCCAATAGGCAAAGAAATCAATTTTTTGATTCGTTCTTTGTCTTTTCCAAGCTTGTCGAAATCGAATGATGATTTAACATTAAACAATTTGCGCGCTTGTTGTTTTGTTAGTCGACCTGAACGAACTTGCGCGGAAAGATAAACGATTCTTTTATCGATGTTGAATTTTTCAGGCAACAAATAAGATCCCACAAATTCGGTGTAAATGTTTTCGCAATGTTTGCCTCCGTAATCTTTCCACTCAATAAGTTGTTTCATTTCCTTTTCCATTTTGTCGCGGTCAAATCCATAGTGAAACGGACGAATGTTTTCGATTCCTTTCCAAGCATAGAATAGTTGATCCTTAAATGTGAACAAGGGAAAGTTACTCAATTCAAGACCAGTGTGTTTTTTGTACAAATCGCAAATGTATTTCGCGTCCATGTACGTCCACCCCTTCGGTGTCGAACCTTCAGTTCGGAAATCGTGACCATTCAAAATGTATTTGATTTTATATTTGTGCGCGGTGTCATACATGAGTTTTGTCATCGCGATGTCGTTTGGAATGTCCGCGTCTGGAACACCAGCGCAAAGAATTGAATCGTTCAATTTATCGTATTCTTTTTTGTTGACTTGATATGTAATTAAATCGACGTTAAGCTTAGTGATTAAGCCATTCATATTGTGTTTCGCTTCAGGTGCATTCCAGTTGTTGTCAAAGTGAATGACCAATGGTCTTAATTTCCAGTATTTCACAGCGGTGTAAAGAAGGATTGATGAATCGATTCCCCCGGATATACCCATAATGCAATCGTATTTTTTTCTACGACCTTTGTTTTTTATTTTATAAATCGTTGGCATTAATTGCGAAAAGTCCGATTGTTTTTCAAGTGAATCGTGAAGGTCACAATATTCGCATTGTTGTTCACTGATTGTTGCGAAGCTTTCATCAAACAAACATCGTTTACATTCTTTCATGTTTTTCATTTTAGTAGTTGTATTTCGTTAAAATTTTCATTCAATAAATCAATGTTGCAAATTTTCGATTGCAATTTTCCATTCCAGTGATCTTCAAATTTATGTTTGTTCGTCCATTTGTTTGTCGAGATTGACAATAGTTGAATTTTTGATTGTTCTTCAAATATACCAATTTTTTGATATGTGTTCAACGCTTTCAACCACATTGACCAATCAAGTCCAGCGTTCAAATTTTCATCAAACGGTTTCCAATTTATATCGTTCAGGAAATCACAACGCAAAACGCGACCAATTCCAATCGGTTCTTCATGTCGCATTCCGTTACCATAGCCAGTCCAGTGAACAAGACGAATTTTGTCAGCAACATCAACGAAATGACAACCAAGCATTCCAAGTAAATTGAAATCGTTCAAGTTTTCATTCACGCTTTTAATATAATCGTCGGAACACCAATCACTTGAACCCATAAAAATAACACCATCAGGTTTGTAATTTTTGCAAGCCATGAATCCTTTGTTCCACTTGTTTCCAAGCGGTGAATTTGGCGCTTGAATGAATTCAATGTTCAAATCGTTTGCAATTTCTTTAATTTGATTTTCATGACCGATTAATATAGGCGTGACTCCTTGACGTATTAATCTTGACGCCGTTAATTCAACCAATGGAAATCGATTGAAGCAAGGAATGGGTGCGATTATTTTCATTTTTTACCGATGAAATGTATTTTAGATCCTTTATTTTTATCGTGTATTTTTATCGGTGGATCAATGTTGTGCTTGTTTTCGTTCAGCTTGTCCATAGCCACCCGTACACACGTTGCGCAAGCTTTGTTAAGTTTACCGAATCCAAGCGCTTTGTAATGAACGGAAAGTTCTTCTTTCAACGTGTTGTCAAGATTCGCGTATCGGTGACGACCGAAGTTTTCCAGTTGTGTTCTCAGTGCGTTACTTATATTCATATATCAAAATTAAATCGGAAATAAGATAGGCAACGAACGCAAATGGAATCATTGACCAATCGGTGAAAAGATAAATCGCCAGCGCCGTCCAGAACGACAAGCATGATTGACAATTAAATGGTTTTGTGTTTGGCAAATCAAAGGACATTAACGCCCTTGCAATCGCCACGGCTATAATCGTGTAAATCATTTTTGAATTGTTTTATTGCTTTGTGAATGGTGTCCAGTGAAATCCCCGTTTTGTTTCTAATTTCCCTGAATGTCATTCCGCAAAGGTGCATTTTTGTTATTTCCTTGATAAATGTATCTCCGTCGTTCGAATGAAGATAAGCGTCAAGGATTTCGCTGAATTCGTTATTCGAAGGTGAATCGTGTGAATCAATCACGTCGTTGATTCCTTCGCCGTCGCTTCGGTAAAGTCGCCAGAATTCCGACCGTTGCCAGTTCCATTGATTGAACGCGAAGCGCGCGAATATAGCTGGAATGTCGGAAAGATGAAAGTCAAAGCGGTGCATGAGAATAAAAACATGACCAACCAAATCCCCATGAAGTTCGTGGTTCGAAGTAATTTTTCGAGCGATTTGATAAGCTTCATGTTTCCAAAATTCCATTGTGCTAATTTACAAAATAATCGAACCAAGCGATAAAAAATTCTTGACCGACTGGTTTTTCGTTCATGAAGCGATAAAGCATTGAGTATTTCACTTTCATATCTTCGGCAAGGTGTGTCATTTTGTAACGCTTATTCAATCGACTGGTTGTCATCAATCGCATGAAGTCAACAATGTTCTTGTCATTAGAAAGGTAAATCGTAATCGTCTTCATTCGTTGGTGCTGGTGTTGGTGTTGGTTCGCCTGAAAGATTGATTGACCACGCTTCGACCGTGTTGAAGTATTTCGTCACACCTTCAGGTGAATTCCATTCACGACCACGAAGGTTGTAATTGACTTCGACCACGTCCCCGGTGTTCAGGTTCGCGACAAGGTCACATTTGTCATTCACGACTTGAAAGGTCAAGAATTGCGGATATTTTTCATCGAATGTTTTAATCGTGAAATCTTGTTTTCGGAATTTGTCCGAGATTGTTTGTAATGGCGTCACGTTGACAACCGTTCCTTTTTCTTTGTTCATGTTTATTGTATTAAATTTATTACTATTAAAGCGCCGACGACGTAACCGAACGCCAGCGAAAAAGCCATTTTGATTCGTTCATTCCATTGTTTGCTTTCAACCATGTAGCCATTGAACGCCAGCGACAAGAATGGCGCGATGAAAGCGAAGAACAACATTCCGAAGGTGTTCTTGTCCGAGACGAATCGAATATAAAACGTCGAACATATTTCGATGATAACCGCGGACGTGAAAATGATTGCGTATTTCATTTGTCCAGATTAACGTCGTTGTGTTCAAGAATGGCGTGGAATGAATCGCGAATCCGTTCCACCATTTTCCATTCATCTTCGTTCAGTTCTTCGTATTTGTACATCTTGCGAAGTTCGACTTGCAGTTCCCACAAGGCGTTCAACATCGCTGTTCCTTTCGTCGCACAATAAAATTCCGCGTCGTCTTCAGGGAGATTAAATTCAAGTGTTGCTTTCATCTTCAAATGTTTGTTTTAAGTAATCTTCAGCGTCGCCATTGCAACCTTGATTCCATTCGCCTTGTTGATAAGCTTGCGCGATTTGTTGGCGTTCCATTTCAAGCGCGTGTTGAATTTCCTTGTCAACCCACGGAATGTGTGTCGCCATGACCTTCAATTCAAGCTTGTCGATTAGGTAAGTTAAAGCGGTTTGTTTCATGTTATTTGTTATTAAGTTTCTGGATTCTCTCGACATAGTATTCCGTCGCCAGTTGACAACGTTCAATCATTTGCCGTTCAAGTTCAAGGTCGCGTTCAAATGTGATTGACGTGATTCGCTTTCGTGGATCAATGTGGTCAACCTTGTGAATTTCTTTGTCGTCGTATTGCGTCAAGAATTCATCCCAAGTTGACACCATGCAAAAGACCAGTTCGAATTCGAAGCGGTTGAATAACATCATGTAGGCACGTCCTTGCCATTCGTAATCTTTCGCGTCGATGTCTTCAGGTAGTTCCGGGAACGTGTCCAGTGACCAGCTTGTCTTGATGTCAATGATTGATTCGTTCGTGATTATGTCACATTCACCAGTCAAGAATTCGTTTTCAATCCGTTGGTTATTCTTTTCGTAATTCTCAAAGCGAACTGAATTCAAAAGATTGATTGATTCAAGTTCTTGGTTGATTCCTTTGTCAAGATACCGATTGACAAGCGGTGAAGTGTAACCGAAGAAATCTTCTTTCGCCAGTTGTTCAATGTAGCTTTTCGCCGTTTGCGACAACACGTCCGTTTTCGAACGGGACGTTGTCATGAGTTTACCGATTTGTGAAGCACGCCATTTCATAGTTTTAATAAGTTAAGTTTAACATTTGACCAATAAATGAAGTCACGCGATTTGATGTCAACGTCCTTCATTAATTCTTGACAAAGAATCAACGCGCACGATTTGCGCACCATGAATGTCTTAACCTTTGAATCGTATTCGATGAATTCGAACAAGTCAAACAAATACCTTGCGCGCTGTTCCGCGTTCATTTCTTTCATTTCAGTTGATTGATTTGTTCAGGTGTCAACGAATAAGTTGATTTCAATTTATCAACCGTGAACTTTCCGTCGGCGATTGCTTTCAAAGCGTTCTTGAATCGTTCTTCGTCAATGGTTGGTTTACTGGTCATCTTTGAAGCTTCGTTCCCGTCGTCGTCGATTGCCTGAAGTGACAACAATGATTGAAGCGTTCCGCGACGAAGATACGTCACGCACGCAAGCATTTTTTGTGGATCAACAATGTTCATCGGAATTTCCATAAATGATTCAACGGAATCACCTGAATCGATGTCAGTGATTATTGTGAACACGGTGCTTGACTTGACTGGTTGCAAAAGAATCAACCCATAAGACAAAAGAATCGGTTCGACCGTTTCCAGCAACGCGTTGATGTCCGCGTAAGTTTTTTTGAAATGCGGATTCGTTGCGTTCTTCGAAACCTTTCCGATGTGTTGTTTTGCCGAATGAAGCTTGTAATAAAGTCCCTTCGGTTGTTCTTGTGTGACTTCTTCAGTCACTTTTCTTGTTGTCGCCATAATT